ATGATTGCTTTTATTTGTTACGAAGATGGCACATACCACATTGCTTCAAAAATGGGTGGTGCGGCTGACGCTACTACAGGTGCATTTGTATTCGCATCTTAATAGTTAATTATCTTGGTGGGACACTTCGAGACTTTTTGATCTCGATACCCACCAAGACCAATAAGGAGATAAAATATGAAGAGTGATGTAAAAGCAGTAAGAGTTACAGCAACTGGTGCAGTCTTTGCAGGAAGAACAAGATTAAGAGGATTAATTCTTGCCTCTGATGCTGGCGGAGCTGGAACTATAGTCTTACAAGACAACACTGATAGTACAACTTTGTTTCAAGGAGATTGTCCCAATGGTGATGTCTTTGCATTCAATATTCCAGAGGATGGCGTACTTTTTCCAGGTGGAATGAAAGTTTCTACTATTACAAATATTGAAGCGGCGACGTTATTGATAGATAAGTAGGAGGTTAGATGGCTAACACTACTTCGGGTACAACAACTTTTGATAAAACATTTGCTATCGATGAGATAATCGAAGAGGCTTATGAGAGAATAGGTATGCAAGGCGTATCTGGTAATCAGTTACGTCAAGCAAGAAGATCTCTTAATATTATGTTTCAAGAGTGGGGTAATAGAGGACTTCACTATTGGGAAGTAGCAAATAACTCAATTACATTAGTTGCTAATCAAGCAGAATACACTATGTTTAGATCAACAGGTGATGGTACTTCTAGCACTACAGCTGTGTATGGTGTTGACGATGTATTAGAGGCAGTTTACAGGAACTCTTCAAGTGTTGACTCACCTCTTACAAAAATAAATAGATCTACGTATCAAGCTTTATCAAATAAAACATCAACAGGTCAGCCATCACAATATTTTGTTCAAAGATTTATAGATAAAGTTACAATCACCTTATATTTAACACCTGGTTCATCAGAAGCTGGTAATTTTATTAATTACTATTATGTAAAAAGAATACAAGATGTTGGTGATTACACTAACGCAACAGATGTTCCGTATAGATTTGTGCCATGTATGGCATCAGGTTTAGCTTACTATTTATCACAAAAATTTAAACCAGAATTAACTCAAAATATGAAACTATTATATGAAGATGAATTACAAAGAGCATTGGCTGAAGATGGTTCTTCTTCAAGTTCATTTATAACCCCTAAAACTTATTATCCAAATGTCTAATTTTTCAAAAGGTAAACACGCACAATTTATATCAGACAGATCTGGTATGGCTTTTCCATATAAAGAAATGGTTAAAGAATGGAATGGTTCTAGAGTACACGTATCTGAATTTGAACCAAAGCAACCACAATTACAGCCAAAACCACATGGTGCTGATCCTCAAGGTTTACCTATGGCAAAACCTGATAGAACAGAGCCAGCGACATCAAATATGTTACCAGGAAATCCTTTTAATATTACATCTGGAAGCACAACAATTACAGTAACAGAGCCTAATCACGGAAGATCTAATTCAGACACAGTGGTTTTTAGAAACGTTGATGGATCACCGGGAGGATTAGCTTTTACTGTGTTTGAAAATTCTTCAGGATTTAGTATAACAGTAACAGGAACAGATAATTATACATTCACACTAGGATCGACTCCTACTGTGACTGAAAGAGCAGGAGGAATGTTTGTAACGGCAGGGCCGGTAACATTAACACCATAATGGCAGGATTAAGTTATTCAGGATTAATTACACAAATTAGAAACTACACAGAAGTAGATTCTAATGTTTTAACTGCTGATCAGTTAGAAAATATTATTTTAAATGCACAGTACAGAATTATGCGTGATGTTCCTATCGACGCGGATAGAAAACAACAGATAGGTAATTTAGTTACAGGACAAGAATCAATCAACGCTCCAGGAGGAGCTTTGTTTATCAGGGCTGTGCAAGTATATGATTCTACATCAGCTGCAACTGGAGCAAATAGATTTTTAGAAAAAAAGGATGTCACATATCTGCAAGAATATGTGCCATCAACAGAGACAGCAAAAAGAGGACAACCTAAATATTATGCTATGTTTGGTGGAGCTACTGGAGACGGTGACACTAATTCTGGTAGAATGATGTTCGCGCCTGTCCCAGATACAACGTATAAATTTAGGGTGCACTATAATAAAATGCCAGCGACTTTAGCTTCTGACAACACAACAAACTACATCAGCTTAAACTTCCCAAATGGGCTATTATATTGCTGTTTGGCGGAGACATATGCTTTCTTAAAAGGTCCACAAGATATGTTGACACTATATGAAAATAAGTATAAACAGGAAGTAGACAAGTTTGGTGTAGAGCAAATCGGCAGAAGAAGACGAGATGACTACACAGATGGTACAGTTAGACTAACAGTTCCATCAACAAACCCGTAAAAATTAGGAGTTAATTATGGCAATATCATCGGCAATTTGTAATAGCTTTAAACAAGAACTGTTAGTTGGAACACACAACTTTACTGCATCTAGTGGTAATACTTTTAAGCTAGCATTATACACAAGCTCTGCATCTTTAGGCGCTAGCACGACTGCTTACTCAACATCAAATGAAATTTCTAACACATCTGGATCTGCATACACTGCAGGAGGAGCAACTTTAACAAGTGTTACACCAGTACTAGACTCTTCCACTGCAGTTTGTGATTTTGCTGATGTTAGTTTTACCTCCGCATCTTTTACAGCTAATGGCTGTTTAATTTATAACGATACGCAATCTGATAAAGCTGTTGCTGTTATAGCATTTGGTGGTGACAAAACTGTATCTAGTGGAACTTTTACAATTCAATTCCCAACAGCAGACGCAAGTAACGCGATCATAAGATTAGCGTAAGGAGATTAACGGATGTCCGTTACTCGAACTTTCACAGTAACGGTAGTTTCTACCGGTTCAGGTAATAAATATTTTATTGACGGTGTACAACAAGCCACTTTAGAGTTAGTTGAAGGTGCAACGTTTAGGCTTGATCAATCTGATAGTTCAAATGTCAATCATCCTTTAAGATTTTCCACAACATCAAACGGAACACACGCAGGTGGTTCTGAATACACTACCGGTGTAACTACAAATGGAACACCAGGTTCTTCCGGTGCTTACACACAAATTCAAGTCGCTTCTGATGCTCCAACTTTATATTACTATTGCACTAATCACTTAAATATGGGTGGTCAAGCAAATACTCCTAACACTGATTTTTGGGGAGCAGGAAATTGGAGTGCAAATCTTTGGGGAATAAGTGAAGAATTTACAACTGGTTGGGGTGCAGATACCTGGAATGATGGTGGTTCTTGGGGTCAAGCTAATGATGAAGTAGTACAACTAAGTGGTCAAGCAATAACCTCAGCATTAGGTACTCCTATATCAGGAGCTGAGCAGGGTTGGGGTCGAGATGGTTGGTCAGAAGAACCTTGGGGTGATAGTTTTAGTCCCGTTGTATCTGTAAGTGGTTTCTCAATAACATCATCACTCGGATCAGTAACAGCTTTTCCTGAGCAAGGTTGGGGTAGAGATACTTGGAACTTTGAATCTTGGGGTACCAGTGGTTTAACGGTAGAGTTAGGTGGTTTAGAAATTACATCTAATTTAAGTGCTAATGGTTGGAGTAATGCATCTTATGGTGAAAATGGTTGGGGTATGTTTACTCTTAACCCTGCAGATGCGATAGGATTAACAGGTCAAGAAATAACCTCTGCGGTACCAAGTCAATTAGATATACCAGAACAAATTCAAGGAATTGCAATTACTTCTAGTGTTGGTTCAATAGAACCAGGAGAATTTGTAGTAGGATTAGGTAGTCAAGCAATAACTTCGTCCGTTGGATCTTTATCTCCTGCAGATGTAGTTGGATTAACTGGTCAAGAAATAACTTCAGGTGTTGGTTCACCAGACATAGGCGCAGTAGAATTAATTAATTTAACTGGAGTTTCAGGAACATTATCTGTTGGTGATATAGACCCTATTCCAATGGTTGTAGGATTAGGTGGTCAATCAGCTACATTCTCTGTAGGATCTATTACACCTGCAGATGTCGTGGGATTAACCGGACAAGAAATAACGTCGTCGGTAGCAGGTTTTGGCACTGCGTCAGGCTTTGGAATTCAAGCATATTCTAATGTTGACACAGGCTCAAATTCTTCGTATACAAATGTTGCAACGGGATCAAATACAAGTTATACTGACGCTGCATAATAGGAGATAAAATATGGCTTCAACATACACACCTTTAGGGGTAGAACTTCAAGCAACCGGTGAAAACGCGGGAACGTGGGGAACGAAAACTAATACCAATTTACAAATTTTAGAACAAATATCTGGTGGATACACTACTCAATCAATAGCAGGTGGTGCACAAACTACAGCTCTTTCAGTTTCTGATGGATCAACTGGAGCTACTTTATCTCACAGAATGATTGAGTTCACAGGAACTATCACAGGAAATCAAATCGTAACTATTCCATTAGACGTACAAACTTTTTATTTTTTAAGAAACTCAACATCAGGTTCTTACACAGTTCAATTTAAATATGCTTCAGGAAGTGGTGATTCATTTACTTTTGCAGCGGGCGATAAAGGCGATGCTCTTGTATTTGCCACTGCGAATGATGGAACTAATCCAGATATTGATACTTTACCAGCTGGTGATGTAACACTTACTGGAACACAAACTTTAACAAACAAAACTTTAACTTCACCTAAAGTTGGTACTTCTATTTTAGATACAAATGGAAATGAATTAGCTCTCTTAACAGCTACAGGTTCTGCAGTTAATGAAATTACAATAGCAAACGGAGCAACAGGAAATAACCCAACAATCACAGCCTCTGGTGGAGACACTAACATCGGTTTAGCTTTACAAACAAAAGGCTCTGGCGTAATTCAAGCAGAAGATTCAGGTGGAAACGTATCTGCAGTTAAAATTGCAGGTAAAGAAACTATATGGATTCCAGCAAATGCTATGTTTGGACCAACAACTAATCCTGCAGATGCAGCACAAGTTGAAACAACAGCAACAAGACCAGATTTAAAAGTATTTGATTTTGATGCTAGTACAAAACAATACACACAATTTTCTATAGCAATGCCTAAATCATGGAATGAAGGAACTTTAACTTACCAAGTTTATTGGTCTCCTTCTACTACAAACACAGGAGATGCTATTTTTGGTTTACAAGCTGTAGCATGCGCAGATAACGATACTATTGATGTTGCATATGGAACAGCCGTTAACGTTACAGACGCTGGAATAGGAACAGTCGAAGACCAACAGATTTCATCTGAAAGTAGTGCGATGACAGTTGCTGGATCTCCAGCAGCAGGAGAATTAACTTACTTTCAACTTTTTAGAGACGCAGCAGATGGTGGCGATACTTTTACTGGAGAATGTAGAGTTCTAGGTATTAAATTATTCTTTACTACAGACGCTGCTAACGATTTATAAGGAGAATAAATGGCAGGATTTGGATACACGATTCTAGGTTTCGGAGCTGGAGGAGGAATACCAGACCTTGATGTAGACTTTTTAGTTGTGGCTGGCGGAGGTTCAGGCGCTAATAACTATCACGCAGGAGGAGCAGGAGCTGGTGGATACAGAACATCTTTTCCTGGCGGAACAAAAATTGCAATCAAAGGTGGCGATACTACAATAACTGTTGGAACAGGAGGATCAGGTAATAACGGTAATTACAATCCTGGAAACAATGGCGGTGATTCAACTATTGCAGGATCTACAGGAGATTTTACATCAGCAGGTGGAGGAGCCGGAAGACACACAGGAGCGCCATCAAACGTAGGTAATGGCGGATCAGGCGGTGGTGGTTTTTACACTGGAAAAGGTTTAGGTAACGATCCCCCAACAACTCCACCACAAGGAAATCCAGGCGGAGCACCATCTGCTTCAACACCAGACGGAGGCGGCGGTGGCCCAACTCCAGACTTCCCTAATGGAGGCGGCGGTGGCGGAGCTACTACTAGACCAAATAACAATGCTGGAGGACCTGGCACAGCTAATAATATTACAGGAAGTCCCGTAACTTACGCCGGAGGCGGCGGAGGCGGCGGAGCGGGTGGCCCTAATCCAAACACACCAAAAGCCGGAGGAAGCGGCGGTGGCGGAGCGGGGGCTCAAGGCCCAGGCGCATCGGGAGGTTCTGGAACGGATGGCCTCGGTGGCGGGGGCGGTGGTGGTATGTACCACGGCACGACAAATGGAGGAGACGGTGGTAACGGAAGAGTTATTATTAGAACACCAGCTAATGCGTCTATTTCTGTTTCACCTGGAACTAATTCAGTAACAACAGATCCTTCTTTTAAATTAGCTACTTTTAACGTATCAGGTACACTGACGTACGACGGAGGCGGTTAATGACGAAATACGCAGCCAAATTAGATGCCTCTAACACTGTTAGAAATGTTATCACTATAGGAGATGATGTTGTTCCCAATGTAAAAATTTGGTGTGAAAAAAGATTTGGTGGAACATGGGAAGAATCTTTTAGAGATGGCACTAGAAAACAACCTGCAGTAATTGGAGGAACTTATGATCCTGTTAAAGATAAATTCATTTCAGAACAACCGTATGCTTCTTGGACTTTAGACTCTAATGATGACTGGCAACCACCTGTTGCAATTCCTGATATTAGTGATGAAGATTATAAAGGCAGAACGTGGGATGAAGACAATCAAAGATGGACTGCTTTCAAAGTTAGCGACGGACATAACAAATACGCTTGGAATCCAGATAATTCTACTTGGACTGCTATTTAGTGTTGAACTGCTTTAGTCCAGACCGGTAAGCCTAAGTGCTTTCTAGTATCAAATAAATTGGCTCTGTCTTTTGCATCATTGTAATGTAAAAATACTTGGCTACAGAAATTACCTTTAAACTCTTCTCTCCAATGTGTAAAATTACAACCTCTATAAATTAACATATCGCCTGGCCTTAAATTAACTTTTTTATCATCTATAAAGATAGGCCATAAGTCACCACCTAAATTCATTGTTGTAGAAAAATCACAAGATTTTCTATCCTTATGTTTTTTTAAATCACTTCCCTTTTCATAAACCCTTGCATAAGCATAAGTAGGTATTAAAGGCATTTTTAAATATTTTTCTAAAACAGGTTTAACCATAACCAATAATGTTTCCATCGCTATATCTCCATAAGTTGCAAAAGCATTAGGGCATTGAGTATCAGGATATATACCTATGTAACCTTTTGGTAAGTCTTGATTTATAGATAAATAAACTTCACGTTTTAGTCTTAGATAATTCGATAAAAACTGTGCCATTGTGGGATCTAAAACTTTTCTAACAACTTTATATTTAAATTGTTTCTTCATCTAAAACTTGGCCCTCTAAACCACATGACTAGTGAGTATCGTGTCCCTTGAGTAACTGGTGTAACTTTGTGATGCATGTAACTTGGAAATACTACAATAGTTCCTTTGTTTCTAAAAACTTTATCTGTCAAAATAGATTTTTTATTTTTTTGCATAATTTTACTAAACAACAAATCGCCTCCTTTGTATTTAGACTCATCTGTTAACTGTATTGTTACAGATAGTTTTCTTTGAGAATTAGGTTGAAAAGTTGGTTGATTTTTGTTGAAACTTAAATCTTGATGCCAATCATAATGTTGATTCTTATCGTATATTGTAAACTGACCATTTTCAGCATGATTAGTTTCAAAATTCCAATCTGCTTGTTTGTTTGCTCTTTCTACATAAGACCATATCATATTAGTTAACCAGTCTTCTGTTAACCAAACAACATCTGAATCTCTAATTTTAGTATTCCAATCTTCTGGTTTTTTATGTCTCTCTCCCTCAACGTTTGCTTTTACTTTTCTTCCGGATAATCCAATCTTAACAATTTCATCACAAATACCAGAGGGTATTGCATTTGCATAGTACCAGTAAGCATAATCACTTATCATTTTTATTCCTAATTTCTGTTGCAGATATGGATTCTATTTTTTTTGGTAAAGAAATTTTTTCAATCACATATCCAACATCTCTACCATAACATATATTTGTTATGTTTGGAACCCTTATAACTTCAAACATTCCTCGATATTCTCTAAGTCTTTTTATAATTTTTCTTCTTACAGTTTTAAAAGGATACGGGTTATTCTCCCCATCACAATCTCTAACCATAATTGCAACTTGTCCTGTCTTTTCTAAAATGTTTTTAAAAAGCTCAAAATGACCTTCGTGAAAAGGCTGAAATCTACCTAGCATTTGTGCTGTTGGTTTTTTATAATTTATCACGAATCTCCTTTATCACATCTTGGTAATCAAAGTTTGTAATTTCAAAATGACAGTGTGCTGGTTTCTCAAACATTTTGTTTGTGTCATCAAATCTACCTTTCTTAATTGTGTTCATCCAAACTCTTACATCATACTCAAGTCTGTCCTCATCAAAAGGACAGATAAAATCTATAACCGCATGACCATCCACAAGACATCCCATTCTTTGTGCTTGTCTTGTTCTACCGTCTGCAGAGAAGTCCCAATCGTTAAACATCTTTCTAACTTCGTCAGCATTGAAGTAAGCATAACCTGCGGACAACTGTCTTGCAAAGGTTGTCTTACCTGATCCCGGTAGTCCGAATACTAATATTCTCATAATTTTAATTCTCCTAACCCTCCTCCTATTGTACCTTTTAAAAAAGTGTTAAAGGCAATACTAGTTCTAGTATAATTGTTTCTATTAACTTTAACAGAATGATATAAATGCGAAGGAAACATAATTAACATCCCAGTTCTTACATTTAAAGTTCGTGTTTTAGAGTTCCAAACATTGTAGTGTTTTATATTAGGATTCAAAAATCTAAAGGCATTATTTGTAAACTGAATAGCATCGTTTTCTTCTTTAGCGTTAATATATAATACTCCAGATATGTATGAATTAGTGTGACAATGCTCTTGATGATATTGATTTTGATTTGAATAATTTATCCATGATTGTGTTATATTTAATTTTACATCATCAGATGGAGATATTACTTTTTCTAAATAATCATTACAACACTCTTGAATAAATTTTTTTAAATCTTTAAAACCTTTATTATTTAAAACATAACTTTCTTTTGTATGATAATTACTAAGATTAAGAACTGTCTTATCTTGAAAACTATCAATTAAATTTTTTTCTTTTAAAGTTATCTCTCTTTCTAGACTATTCATATACAAAGGTGTTGCGAATAAACTTTCAATTTGTGCCTGTTTTATCATTGTCCCTGTATACTAATTTTTACGTCAGAATATTTATCCATGATTTTTTTCCCAAGTATTTTTTTTAAATTATGTTCTTTGTATTCTATTTTTTTTGTTTTGATTGTATGCAGTCCTTTACCTAAAACACTATCGTCATACTCAACACCATTTATATTTATTTGTTTTAGATTTGTAAGCTTATGTTTAAATAAAGGTATATTTAAATATTTATATATCTTCTCTAAAGTTTTTTCTGTATCACACACTAAATCTTTATAATTAACAAGAAGCCCGTGTTTATTATTACAAGGCACCATTAGATTACCTAAACAGCTTAACTGTCTCATTATCATTCCATCATGTTCCATAAGTTTGTCACAGAGTTGCATATTAGTTAAAGTTCTACTCTCTAGAAAATTTGATGGATTTTTTCTACACCAAACAATAAAGGATGCTAACACTTCTAAAACAGGCCTGTACAAAAAAATTATTTTTAAATTTTTATCCAAGTAATTTATTAAGTATTCAAAGTTTTTTGGCAAACCAGCCACACCTCTTTCTATTATAAATTTTTGTTTCCAACCTTTGTAAAATGATGGATATATACTTTTTAATAAATTTCTTAAACACTCATTATTTGGTGCATTTTTATATTCATCTGTCTCCTCTACTTCACTAATTTTATCAGTAATTACAGGAGTAAAAGCATTAGGTGTGCAAGCTATATCAGGGTTTTGATTTAATATAGATGTCAGCAAAGTATTGCCTGCCCTAGGTAGACCACACAAAAAATAAAACTTTTTATTTTTCATTAACTAGATATTTAACATGTTCTTTTAGTTTAGCTACTTTGTCCCAAAGGTCTTGATTAGTTTTTAAAACAAACTTAATTTGATCCTCAAGTTTACAAATAGTTTCTTTATAAGAAGCGTTAATTAGAACTTCATGTTTTTTAACTTGTTGTTCCATCTCTAGTTTTTCAGCTAGATCTCTTATAATTTCATCTTTGTTCATAGTATTGATTTCTTTTTTGAAAAGATATATAACACAAATTATACATAAAGCAATAATGAAAAAACACAATTTTGATAAAAGCACTTTTATACAAGGTTACTATATACCTAAAAAAATATGTGATGATTTAATAGATTTTTTTAAAAAACATCCCTATCGTCACCACGTAGGCACAACAGGTAATGGAATAAAAAAAGAAACTAAAGATAGTACAGACATCAGTCTAGCTTATTGTGATTCTGCACTAGATCCTTACAAAGAACAATTACAAAAATGCCTTTCTATATATGAAAAAACTTATTATGGATTAGATGGTATTGGACGTTTTTCTCCCGCGCTAGAAGAAGTTAATATTCAATACTACAAACCTGGCGGTGGTTTTAAAAAATGGCACTTTGAAAGACACATAAAAACTAAAGACAGACTATTAGTTTTTATGACCTATCTTAATGATGTGCCTGATGGAGGCACAGAATTTTTTCATCAAAAAACAACTTCTCCGGCAAAAAAAGGTTTAACTGTAATATGGCCTGCCGAGTTCACTCATTTACACAGAGGGCAAGTGTCTAAAAGAGAGAAGTATATTATTACAGGTTGGTACAACTTTATAAGAACTTAATGAAAGTCATAGAAAATTTTTTACCAAAAGCTGAATTTAAAGATTTAAAAAGATTAGTTTGTTCAAATGAATTTGGTTGGTTCTATAGAGAACATCAAGTGGATGAAACTAATGATCATCCTTACTTATGTCACTCTGTGATTAGAAACGGAATTATAAACTCTCCATTTTATGAAAGTAATTTTAAATGTTTATTAAGAGAGTTAAATGCAAATATGTGTTCAGAAGTTAGAGTAAATTTAATGTTAAGAGACAACAAAAAATATACATCTGCTTATCATGTTGATAGACCTTTTAAATGTAATACAGCTATTTATTATATAAACACAAGCGATGGATATACTGAATTTGAAAAAACAGGTAAGAAGGTATTAGCTGAAGAAAACAAAATTGTTATTTTTAATTCTTTATTAAAACATAGAGCGGTATCGCCAACTAATATTTTTGCAAGATATGCTGTAAATATAAACTACGTATGAAAATAAAAACTATAGATAATTTTTTAGACAAAGAACAGTTTCTTAAAATAAAACAAACATTATTTGGGTCTACCGTTCCATGGTATTATACTGACTCTGTAGCAAGTCCTAACGATAAATCTGGATACTTTTTTATACATCATCTTTACTTTGATGATGCTTATCAAAGCAAGTTTGCTAATGAAGTTTTATTACCAATAATATATAAACTATCTTTTAAGAAATTACTTCGTGCTAGAATAAATTGTTATCCTAAAGTTTCAAAGATTGTTTACAATGAGTTACACACTGATTGTGACTTTCCACACAAAGTAGCTTTGTTTTCACTTAACACAAATAATGGATTTACTTACTTTAAAGATAAATCAAAAATATATTCAAAGGCTAATCAAATTATTTTATTTGATGGAAAAACAAAACACGGTAGTGTCATGCAAACAGATACTAACTTAAGAATAAATATTAATATAAATTATATATAACATGTTTTTTGGAACTACAGTTTTAGATAATTTTTATACCGATCCTTATAAAATTATAAAGCGATCAAAAGATTTTAAATTTACCTATTCAGACGATGGAAGATGGCCCGGTCAAAGGACTGAGTTAGTTCATAAAATAGATTATAATTTATTTTATCATACATGTGTTAAAATACTATCTGTGTTATATCCCACAGAATATTTAAATTTACAGTTTAATGCCTCACAACATTTTCAAAAAATTAATTTAAAAGACTATGATAATGGATGGGTTCATAATGATGGTAGTGATAACAATTTGTTTACAGCTATAATTTACCTAAGTAATCATGAAGACTGTGGTACTAGTTTATTTCACTTAAAGAAAAATAATTTTGAGGCCTTATATGCTAATGAAATATCTCCAGTTGATTACTATCTTGATCTTAAAGACAAGAAAAAAAGAGAAAAAGATAAAGAGTTGTGCGCAAAGAATAATGCTCAGTATGAGGAAACAATAAGAATAAACTCTAGGTTAAATAGATTAATTTGTTTTGACTCTAACCACCCTCACGCTGCCCATGACTTTAAAAACTCTAAATTAAAAAAAGAACCTAGGTTGACCTTAATTACTTTTTTTAGAGAAATAACTAGACGTGATGGCACAAGAATATATTTTCCTTCTCAGCCCAATGGTTTCCATTATTAATAAATTTTCTAAATATCTAACCGGCATAGAGTATCCTAAAGAAAAAAGTAGTTGGAATATAGCGGGCATTTTAAAAGATAGAAATGCTTTTTATAAATTTGATGTAAGAAATATGTTTAGATTACCTGATGGCACTCATGCTCAAAAAGGTCGAACAGACACCAAAGCCGATAAAATGGTGCTAGAGTTCAAAGATCAGTGGGTTATTTTAGATATTGAGGAGCTGCTTTCATATATTCGAAAGCACAAAGTAAAAAAGGTCTATGTAAATGATTTGATATCAGACTTAGAATGGACTATATTTTTAGCCAAAAATTAGTATAATGGTAGATTATGGCATTACAAAAAGTACAGTTCTTACCAGGCTTCAATAAACAGATCACAGACACTCAGGCAGAAGGTCAATGGGTTGATGGTGACAATGTTAGATTTAGATATGGCACTCCTGAAAAAATAGGTGGCTGGAATCAACTAGGGACTGATAAACTTACTGGCGCAGCGAGAGCTATGCATCACATCGTAAACAGTAGCGGAGTAAAATATTCTATTATAGGAACAAACAGAATATTGTACGCATACTCAGGAGGTGTATTTTATGACATACACCCGATTCGAGAAACAAACACGCTTACTAACGCTTTTACTACAACTAACGGATCAGCTGTAGTTACAATAACTTTTTCTACAGGACATGGCTTAAACCCTGGAGACATAGTTTTATTAGATAATTTTACTACAATCACAAACTCAAACTTTAGCTCTTCTGATTTTGATGATAAAAAATTTATGGTAACTAGCACACCAACCAATGTTACAATTACAATAACGATGCCATCAAATGAATCTGGATCAGGTGCTACAACATCTGGAGGTATTAGAGTTCAGTCTTATTATGCCGTTGGGCCTGCAGAACAGTTACCAGGTTTTGGTTGGGGTCTATCTTCGTGGGGAGGTGAAGCTAGCAACCCACTAACAACAACTTTAAATGGTGCTATTGATGCATCTACAACTACAGTGGTTTTAACAAGCGTTGTTAACTTTCCATCATCAGGAACAAACTTTATAAGAATAGGAACTGAGGATATTTCTTACACTGGAATTTCTGGTAACACGTTAACAGGCGTGACACGAGGAACGAGGGGCACAACAGCAGCATCACATTCTGATGGCGCAACAATTACAAATGTTTCTGACTTTGTTGCTTGGGGTGAAACGGCTTCTGGTGATTTAGTTATTGATCCAGGTCTTTGGTCTATAGATAACTTTGGTAATAAAATTATTGCTTTAATTCACAACAAACAAGTTTTTGAATGGAATGCAGATTTATCTAACGCAAACGCAACAAGAGCTACAATTATTTCTGGTGCACCAACGGCATCTAGAGATATGATTGTATCTACACCGGACAGGCACTTAGTGTTCTTTGGTACAGAAACAACGATTGGTTCACCAACTACACAAGATCAAATGTTCATTAGATTCTCTAACCAAGAGGATATTAATACTTACACACCTACAGCCACTAACACTGCTGGTACACAAAGACTTGCGGACGGCTCTAGAATTATGGGAGCGGTTAGAGGTCGTGATGCGATTTATGTTTGGACTGATACTGCTTTATTTACACAAAGATTTATTGGACCACCTTTTACTTTTGGTTTTGCACAGGTAGGTACAAACTGCGGACTAATAGGTCAGAATGCTGCGGTAGAAGTAGATGGTGCTGCGTATTGGTTTTCAGAAAATGGCTTCTTTAAATATGCGGGTGCCTTACAATCATTACCATGTTTAGTAGAAGATTTTGTTTTTAATAATTTAAACACTACAGCTAATCAACTTATTAATGCTGGATTAAATAACTTGTTTGGTGAAATTAATTGGTTTTACTGTGCTACAGGATCAACAGTAATAAACAAGTGCGTAACTTATAATTATATAGAATCTACACCTAACAGACCTGTGTGGACAACCAGCACATTGGACAGAACCACTTGGCAAGATTCAGCGGTATTTGGATTACCTCACGCCACAGACTACGATGCTGATTCTAACAACTCTTATGATGTTGTTGGTAATACCGATGGTTGCACTATATACTACGAGCATGAGACAGGCACAGATCAAGTAACATCAACTGCTACAACTGCTATAACTTCTAACATTGAATCTGGAGACTTTGATATTAGTCAAGGTGGCGATGGTGAGTTCTTTGCAAAGATCAGAAGATTTATACCAGACTTTGTATCTCAAACTGGTAACACACAGATTACATTACAATTAAGAAATTACTCTAATGATGCACAAACAAGTTCTGCTCTTGGACCTTTTACAATTACTTCATCAACAACTAAAGTTGATACCAGAGCTAGAGCCAGAGCGGTGTCTTTGAAGATAGCAAATACAGCTGCATCTCAAAATTGGAAACTTGGTGGATTTAGATTAGACATACAACCAGATGGAAGAAGATAATGGCAAAGATAGTACAAATATTAACAAGACCTAGTAGAGAGTATAGACAAGATGTTGCTGACGCTCAGGTAAGAGATCTTGATAGTGTGATACAAAAATTAAATACAACATATCAACAAGAACTAAAGGATGAAGTTGACGCCCAAAACTTCTTTTTAAATTAATGGCAAATAGTTTTATAAACGCAAAAGTAGATCTAACAACAACTGACAATACAACGTTGTATACAACTCCAAGCGCTAATGTTGCTTTGGTAAAATCAATACTGGTATCTAACGATTCTGGTTCTGGTTGTAATCTAGATGTTACTTTAACAGATGCTTCTGGTAATGTTTTTAGTTTATTTAAAACTAAGACCATAGCAACCAATACGACAACTGAACTTTTAACTCATCCTCTTGTAGTAGAAGAAAGTGAGATATTAAAAGTACAAGCTAGTGACGCGAATGAGCTGCACGTCATAGCTTCTATATTACAAATACAGCCAAGAGAGGTAGTATCTTAATGAAGGTGTTAGAACCAGAAAAGGTAATAACGACTATATCTAACCTTAAAACAGGAGAGGTATATAAGACAGAAGACGAGTGGAAAGCTAAGGGAGTAGAAGAAAAAGACATTAAAAGGGACGTAACCGTTATAATGCCTAGCCTTGATTTATTTGGAAAAACCAAGTAAAAAGGACGTTACAGGATAAAAAGCCTGCCTTAACAATTTAGCTAAATTATGACAATAACAAGAGGACAGATGGAGAGACAATTACGAATGGGTGGTGGCATTATGGATGTCGTGCCTAGAGAACCTGCTATACTTGGTGGTATTAAAAAAGCCGTTAAGAAAGTTACTAAAGGCGTAAAGAAGATTGCAAAGTCTGATGTCGGTAAAATTGCATTAGCTGGAGCTGCTTTATATGGATTAGGAGGCGCTAAATTTTTAGGTGGTGAAGGTATATTTAAAGCTGGTCAAGGACTTCAGCGTTTTAGAAATTTTGCTAATTTACCCGCAGCTTTAGGTTTTGGAAAAACAGCTGCTGCAACTGCTCCAGTGTCAATGTCTGATGCTATGCTTAATGCTGTAAACAAAGATTTAGGTAAAAATTTTTTAGGTGGTAACCTAGGCAAATTTGCAACACTAGGTGCAGTAACCACTTTCTTAACAAAATCACTTGGTATGCCACCAGAACAAGCTGAAGAAGAGGTAGCTAGAGATCCATCAAAATATTTAGAACTATATTATAGAAATTTAAATCCACCAACTGCAGATACTAATTCAGAAGAATATGAAGCACAGGTTAGAGAATTTGTTACAACTAACACATCTGAGTATGCTGTAGGTGGCAGAGTAGGTTATGCTGATGGTCCAGTATTGCCGCCAGATACAACACAACCTGTAAATCCTTTTGGACCAAAACCAGGAGACTTTGGAATCGAAGAAGACATTCCAATAAAAATGGCATCTAATATAGAGAACGATAAAATATTAGAAGCTCTATTTGAAAAATACATAGACATGGGACTATCTCCAAAAGATGCTGCAAAAGCAGCACAAGAAGAATTTGATAGAATGAGTATGATGAAAACAGAAGGAAGAGGCCTAGCAGCTTTAGGTGGTAAGATGGATACAGCTAGTGATAATGCAGAGCAAGCGGCGGGCATCGAGGGGCTACCTTTAAGACAAAATCCAAAAGGTGTTAAAGAACTAGATCTTAGAGAAACTGGTGGATTTATACAACCGGTTGGTATAAAAGAAAAAGAAGATGATATCCCAGCGATGTTATCAAACAATGAATTCGTATTTACAGCTGATGCTGTAAGAGGTATGGGCGATGGTAATGTCAATGTAGGCGCTCAAAGGATGTATGACATGATGAAAAAATTAGAAGCAGGAGGAAGAGTATAATGTCAGAAGTAGTAAGAACAGCCCCGGCAGAATTTATCGAAGCTGGTGCAAAGACATATTTAGACGATCTTACAAAAGCGATAGGTACATTTAAAACCACAGATCTTTCTACTATTATGGGTCCACAATTTGTTGCTGGACCTGGTGCGTTAACAACACAAGCAGAAGGTTTAGCTTCTGGTTTAGGTAGCTTTCAACCTTTTTTAACAAAAGCAGAGGGATTAACAGGACCAACAGCTTATCAAGCTTACATGTCTCCGTATCAACAAGATGTTATTGATACAACATTAGCAGAATTTGACAGACAAGCAGCAAAAGGTTTACCTGCATTATCTGCTCAAGCTATTGGCGCTGGTGCATTTGGTGGCGGTAGAGAAGGTGTACAAAGAGCAGAGTTTCAAGCACAATCAGATAGAAACAGAGCAGCGCTACAAGCACAATTACTAGGACAAGGTTTTGCACAAGCACAGAATTTAGCTGCTGCAGACTTTGGAAGAAATGTTCAATTAGCACAACAATCACCTGCATTATTAGGTCAACAGATCTCAGCACTAACAGGTTTAGGTGCTCAACAAGGTGCAAGAGCACAACAAGAATTAACAGCTCAACAACAATTATTATCAAGACAAGCTTTACAACCACTAGAGGCAGCACAACAATTTGGCTCTGGTGTTACACAATTAATTGCAGGATACCCTGGAAGAGATGTAATTCAACCTGCTGCACCAACACCATCACCATTAGCAACAGGACTAGGAACTGCATCAACGTTAGCTGGTATATACAGATTAATTAATCCACCCGCTCAAAAAATTAATATTACAAGGGATGCGTAATGAGTAGAACATTAAAAAGACCAATGTTTAGAAAAGGCGGAGAAGTCATGGAAGGTATTATGACTGGTATTAAGCCTAGAAAAATGTTTTCTCTTGGAACAGAAGATCAAACCATAGTAGATAATGTAAAACGTAAGATGAATTTGATTGATGTCATATCTGGTGGTGGAAGTCCTTTATCAGATCCTCTTACACAATTTTTATTAACAGCAGGTCCAGATTTAGTTGCAGGTAAAGCAGCAGGTGGAAGTAAATTAGAAGAAATAATTGGTGGTGTTAAACCAGGTATAGATAAAGCAATTAAAACTCAACAATTAAAAGATCTATCAAACAGAAAATTAGCTACACAATTAATATCTAAAACAGGTGCAGGCAATTTTGATAAAGCGTTTAGAGAATATGGTCAATATATGATAAATCCTAATACAAAAAAACCATATACTAAAGAAGAGTTTAGACCTGTATATGGATCAACACAAATATATAGAAAAGACATGAGCCCTGCAGAGCGAGCACAAAAAGAATCACAAACTAGAAGACAAACTCTTGCTAAGAAAAAAGATATATTTCAACAACAAGAATATAATACTTTACAAATAAATCGTATTGATAAAGCACAAGAAAAAATATTAGGAAATGAAAAATTATATGAACTTGTAGATACAAACAATCCTTATATTTCAAGTGAAGATTACGAAGTGGGCGCACCTCTTAAAGTAAAAAACCCTGAAGGTAAACCAGAAGAACTTAAAGTTTTTATACCAGACGACAAAGACGATTTTCTACCAAGTAAAGTATATTATTTATTTGATAATGATGTATTCGTTAGATACGACGCACAAAATAACAGGCTAGTTGAACTGCCTAATGTTTAGAAAGGAGTTTAAATGTCTGATACATTCAAACTACCAGAAGGCTACACCCTAATAGAAGATACAGAAGAAGAAAAAATTGACGAAGTAGTCAAAGATAAAGACCTACAATTACAAGAAACAACAGAAGTAGAAGAACCCATTGGCTTAGATATTTTAAAAGAAAAAGGTATATTATCACAAGACAATGTAACAGGCTCTTTAATAGAAGAACAAGTTAGAGGCATCAGTAAAATTATAGATAAAGTACAAGGTAAAGAAGTAGAACAAGATGCATCTCTTATAGAGTCTTTGACTGGCGCAGGAGTTAGTGCTGCTATTAAAATACCAAAAGGATTAGTAACGTTTGGAACTTTACTATTTGATATTTTTCAAGAAGAAGGCATACCCTATGATGAAACATTAACAGGTAGATTAACTGAGTCTTTTGAACAAACAACACTAGGTAAAATAGAAAAAGCATCATCAGAAGT